AGAAGTTTTCAGGTACAAAGTATTATGTCAATAAGCCAAAGCATAACTATAGGATTTACTTAAGAGGTGTATATTTTAATGATAAAAACTTTATCAAAGATTTGTACAATACTATTGAGAAAAGTAAAGAACTAGTTCCAAGCAAAGCACTAAAAGAATGGTTAGATAAGTATATTAACCGTCCGCATCTGTCTGTTACCAGTTGGAAGTATAGCCGGACAGACGGAAATCATTCTATTGATTACGACAATGAAAGCACATTAAGTTATTTGCTGCTAATGTATGGCCATATGCTTGGAAAACGCTATAAATTAGAAAAACGACCCGAACCTGTCTGAAATGATAAATACTCTATAATGGAGTATTTTTCATGGCAAAAATCGTAACAGAATCGGTAGTAATAACCTTTAGTAAAATTGTCAAAGACAGCGAATCAAATAATTCTGATATCGCTGGGCTTGACATTCAGCAAGCATTAGAGCAGGTTGCACAAGAACTTGCTGGAGAAAGTGTAGTAGTTGAAGTGGTAAAAGCATAATGAGCCAATCTACCACCCTTATTCTGTTACCACAGACAGCCTATCAAAATCCAGGTAACGGAGCACCTTACACTGTGGTAGGGAATGCTCAACCTGCAGCCGCATATTATTTGGGCAACAGAGATTTACAAACAGTTAACTTTAATGTATCTAATATTATAGGTAATATTGTTATTCAAGCAACACTTGCAAATCCAGCAACCGTAGATAACCAATGGTTTGATGTGTATGATTATACTGGAATTGACAATCCAAATGCTACACAATATACAAACGTCACTGGCAACTTTGTTTATATGAGAGCAAAAGTAGTTGACTTCCAACAAGGTGTCGTTGGTTACATTAAACTAAGTTATTAAGGTTGATATTATGAAATTATTTGAAGGTGGAAACATTTGGGATGACGTAGAAACAAACTTTGATCCGTCACGAGTTGGTAAACCATTAACCGCTACTACTCAAAAATTTCTAGATCCGCTTAAAACAAAATTAGAAGTAATAGGTTCATGCTGGAAACCAAGACATACTGCCAATGGAGATGTTGTTCCGTCTAATGACTTAGACTCAATGATTGAATTATCAGATTTGATGCATGTGTTTGGTACACCTGATGCTAAAACTACACGCAAGGCATTAAATGATTATATGCAAAAGCAAGGACTACAAACAAAACAAGCTGGGGTAACTGTACATACTAGAATCCCAATGGGAGACAAGTTTTATCAAGTTGATATCAAAGTAGTACCTAATGCATCTAAAGTAGCACAGTATCATAGACATGATATTCCAAAAGGTAGTCCATACAAAGGTGTTAACAAACAACTAGTAATGAATGCACTTGCAAGCACTCAGGGCATGTTATGGAGTCCTGATGAGGGATTATATAAGCGAGACAATGCAGGTAAGAAAGCAGAATTGCTTAGTGATGATTGGGATACAATCGCAAAATACCTATTAGGTCAAGGTGCATCAGGACAAGACTTGGGCAGTGTAGAATCTATCATGGATAAGATTCCCGATCAGAAACGCAAAGATGATATAATGAATATGGCACGTGCCGGTCATAGCTGGCAACAAGCTACCCCAAACGTAACTGAATGGTTCCGTCGTGCATTGGATATATTAAAATGAAACCAAGTGATTTTCTAACTGAAGCCGCAGCACCCAAAGTTGGTCGCAAATATCAACATATTGAAGACCTTGTGTTAAGTGATGGTAGTCATGGTGGACTTCATGCAATAGAACGTCTTAAGCACATGGGTGAAGAAGGTGGAAGTATTGAATTAAAGTGGGACGGCATGCCAGTAGTTTACTGGGGGCGTGACGAGCAAGGTAACTTTGGTATGTTTCCAAAGAATGCTTGGCAATACTTAAAGAGTGGCAAGACTGAGACCAGTAGCGGTGCATCTACTGTAATGCGTAGCCCAAATGATGTTAAAGCATTTGTAATGGGAACTGGCAGTGGTGATCCTAAAGCTAGACAACAATTCGCTAATCAGTTTGCTAGCTTATGGCCATACTTTGAAAAGATTAGCCCTAAACAAGGTTACTTAGAAGGTGGACTATTATTCTATCCAGGCAATAAACCAGATGGCACTAGTGCTATGCCCGTATTAAATCCTGAAACAAACACATACGATTTCACCCCCAACATTACTACATTTCATATCCCAGTAGATAGTGAATTGGGTAAGAAAATTGCTAAATCAAAAGTAATGGTTGCTGCAACGGGATATTTCCCTACAATGGGTAGTAGTGACGAACAACGATTACCCAATGCAGAAAGTTTAAGTGTTCCTGGTGTCATCGTTCAAGGTACTACTTATGTTCAAGAACCTGTGCCATTGGATACAAAAGGTCTTGACAGCATGGAAAAGTTTCTTAAGACAAATGCTAAACTAATTGATAACTATCTAGCACCTAAACCAGGATTAAGTAATCCAGGCGGAGAACTATATTCTTATTTGAATAAACACTTGCGTACTGAAGGCTTACTTGCTGACTTTCCTGAATGGGCTAATGCAAACCTAAGTCCCAAGAAAGCACAAACATTACTAAGCGATCCAAACGGATTAAAAGCAACATTGGGTGCAGTTGAGGGAATAAGTAAGCAAAAGAATGTATTGATTAATCAACTAAGTCAAGGTTTACATGGTGGTATCAAGCAAACCAAACCAGAAGGTTATGCACAAGCACATCCGGGCAAACAGTTCAATTATGATATTCCTGGACAGTTTATCAAAACGATAGATCAGACTAACTGGAGTCCAAAAGAATCGGTGGTTAATGAAGCGCAAGGTGGTAAGAGTGCTGTATTAGGTTGGGGCCGTGGTATGGGACATACTGGACATGATGCATTAGTCAAAGCAGTTATACATCAAGCAAAGGCTACAGGTGCAACACCTTACTTTGTAGTATCACGCAGTTTTGGTAAAGATGATCCTATTCCTCCAGAGACAAAACTTAAGATGTATCAGAAGAAGTTTCCCGAGTACGCTAGTATGTTTAGCTTACCAACAGCAGAAGCTCCAACATTGAATCATGTACTAGCTGACTTAGCAACTAAAGGCATAACAGATGTTATACTAGTTGTTGGTGCTGATCAAAAAGAAGCATTTGGATATCTAACAAGACCAGACAAGTCAGGTCTTCCTCCATACAAGAACTTTGGATTGAATAGTCTAAACGTAATTAGTAGACAAGATACTAAAGAGCCGAGCAGTGATGTAGATAGTCCTGACTATCACGAAGGACCTCGTGCGACACCAATGCGTGAAGTATTACTTGATCCTAACAAAACTGAACAAGAACAATTTGCAGTATGGCGTCAAGCAATGAGTCCTGCACTTGATGATAAAGAAGTATTGGATATGATGAATACTGCAAAACAGAATCTTGTTCAATTTCATACACCAAAACCCAGAAGAAAAGCAAGTGATATAAAAGAACATATTGCTAAGATGCGTCCTTTATTGAAAGAAGCAACCGTAGAACAACAGTACAAAATGCTTAAGTTGATGAAAGAGGCTTATACGCAAACTGATGAAGATTTAAGTCGTAGGGGATTCTTAAGAGGTGCGGGTGCGGCAGCTGCATTAGGTGCAACCGCAATGGGAAGTCAAGCAAGTGAAGTACCACAATCTCAGTCATCGATGGAACCTGTTATCATTGCAGTTGTGACATTGGAAGACGGGACAACTAAAACTTATAATTTAGGTACCAAATTTAAAAGTGCTAAAGAAGCTGAACAATTTCTGTCAAATATTTTAGATAAACAGGGCTTATCATATAGATTAAACATAAAGCGTGGATATCCCAAAACAGTTAATGAATATACTGTTAGGAACACTAAAAAGTTTATTCAACGAGCGCACGATACTGAACAAGGGCAAAAGTATGGTTCAGCACCTTACTCAAGTCATCCAAAAGCAGTTGCTAATATTGGCAAGAAATTCTTTGGTACTCAGTTTACTCCAGAAGCAGTTAAAGTAGCATTATTGCATGATGTATTAGAAGATACACCTTATACTCCACAACAACTTGCACGAAAAGGCTTTAGTAAAGAAGTAATACAAGCGGTTCAATTGTTGACTAAAAATAAGAGTTTAAGTTATGCAGACAATATTAAGAATATTATTGCTAGCGGAAACAAATTAGCAATGATGGTTAAGTACAGTGACAACTACATGAACTTTAATGGGGATAAATCTCATTGGGACAGTGAAAGAGCCAACCACTCAAATAAGAAATATTTAGCAAGTTTAAATATGTTAGGTGATGTGCTTGGAATCAAAAAGCACTTGGGCAACGAAGAAAGTAATGTTACCGAAAGCACGGATTATTTAGAAGAAAAATAATTCGTACCCCTCTTCCTGATGTAAATAATTATATCTTAACAAGAGGACCTTATGGCAACAAAGAAAACCAAAGCAACAGAAAAAACTGTACCTGTAGAAATGGTGCAAGAAATTGCTGCTCAAGCAGTAGTAGAGCAAGCACAAAAAGCAGCAGATGCTCCAGCAGAACAAGCTCCGGCAGCCGGGCAAGTACAAGTAAATGTAGACTTTTTACGTACAACCAAAGTGCATATTGCTATGCCCTGCTATGGTGGTATGTTGACTGAATCAACGTTTATGAGTTTCATCAAGTGGGCTAACACAGCCCGTCAATTAAACATTGACTGGACATTGGAAACAATGGTCAACGAATCACTTATCAGCCGTGCTAGAAATACACTAACTGCTAAGTTCTTAGATATGCCAGATGCAACACATTTATTCTTTGTTGACGCTGATATTGGTTGGGAGCCGTGGCATTTGTTGGTATTGTTAAACCGTGACGTTGATGTTATCGGTGGATTGTATCCAATGAAAACTATGCCTATCAAGTGGGTAGTTAATGGATTTGAAGGTGCTGAAGAAGGTCCAGACGGATTGCAAGAAGTATCTAAAGCAGGTACTGGTTTCTTATTAATGAAGAAACATGTGTTTGATAAACTCAAATCTCACCCGGCAGTTAAACAATACAAGAATGACATTGGATTAGATCCAAAGTATGATGCACATTTGAAAACATACTTTGACACTGCGGTTCGTCAGAATCGTTATTACAGTGAAGATTGGACATTCTGTGAAAACTGGCGTGATATGGGCGGACGTATTTGGATGGACAAGCGTGTTCTATTGCGTCACAGTGGTAGTTATGTTTTCTGTATGGAAAATCAAGAACATCTGCTTAAAACAGTTGGACCAATGTTCTTAGAACAACAACAAAGTTTAGGTATGAAATTAATTGACAAAGACGGAAACGAAATTAAATCAATTAAAGCAGCATAACAAGGCCCCGAAAGGGGCTTTTTTAATATAAAACTAAATACATATATGAGTTGGTTTAGACATAAGCCCCAAAATATCCACCTAAGCCGCCTATACCATATCCCAAAAATGAACCTAAAAGAACTTAATAGCTTTAAACTAAGTGATGCAGTCACTTTTCACGATAAACTTAACCCTAAGTTATGGAATGGAACTAAGTTGCGTCCAGAAGTTAGAGACCAGCTTATAAAGATAGCACAAGACTTTTTATCTGAATTGGGTGTACATGATTTAGATGTAAAAGACATAACAATATCTGGCAGTAATGCAGCATATAGTTACACAAAATATAGCGATTTAGATTTACACATTTTAGTAGACATGGGTAATTTACCAGTAGATGAAGTATATAAAGAATTATTTCTTGCAAAGAAAACAATATACAATGAATCGCATGATATAAAGATTCATAATATTCCAGTAGAATTATATGTACAGGACAGTAGAGAACCTGTAGTAAGTTTAGGTGAATATAGTGTAATGAATGACCAGTGGATAAAAATACCTACTAAGCGTAGAAGTGATTTTGACCAAACTGCTACTAAAATTAAGTATGAAAAGTTATTAAGTTTAATAGAGATAGCCCTCAAGTCAAGAAAATATAGCAAAGTAAAACATATAATAGACACAATCAAAAGATATAGACAAGCAGGTTTAGATAAAGGTGGTGAGTTTGGTCCTGAGAATTTAGCATATAAGATGTTGCGTAGCCAGGGATACATTACAAAACTATATGATTTAAGAGACAAGTTACATAGTGAGAAGTTATCGTTTGAAACTATGTATCAGAATATTGATGAAGGGTTTGATCAACCATATCCAATTAAATGGGAAAAAGGTATGCATGGCGATATTGATGCATCAGCTAAATTACCCGATGGCACTTATTTAAGCATTATGTTTAATAAGCAAGATAATGTTAAACCCGACGATAAAACCTGGATGGTTGAATTTTATAGAAACAACAGTCAAGAAGTAACAGGTGAGGGTGATGCACAAAAAGTATTTGCTACAGTATTAACTGCTATTCAACAATTTATTACAAAATACAAACCACTAAAAATTTATTTCTCAGCAAGCAAATTACTTGATCCATCTATAAATTACGGTCCGGATGATGTTGTACCAAATCCAGAAAGTCGTGCTAAGTTGTATGACAGATTAGTACAGCGTTATGCCAAAGCATGGGGTTATAGGGCTTTCAGAGGAGATACATATGCCTCGGTTATGTATGAATTGTCAAGAATACCAAAGCAGAAGGCTGTGGGTGAAGATTACACCATGCAATTTGCGGCAGAAAAGACTCCAGTTGTAAGTCCTTATGCTGGCGTTAAAGATAATCAATATCGTGGTTCAATGTCAGAATCTACTAACAATTATCTATGGCACGGATCTAGGCATGAAAATGAGGTATTAGTACCCCGTCAGGCTAATGATACTGGTGGTAAAGAAGAAAGTAATAAAAATGCTATATATGCTACTCCCAGTGCAAAAGTTGCTATAGCAATGGGACTTACTACTCCTGGGTCAGATACTGGAATGTTTCCGAACGACCCGCAAATGGTTTTATTCAAGGGCGGCATTAGAAAAGGTCAAATGGTATACCTGCACAAAGTTCCTAAAGATTTATTTATAAAACACAATGACCGAGAGTGGTATAGTAAACCCGATGTAAAAGAAATCACAGTTCCAAATGAAAATATAATAGCAGTTCCTGTAGACAAGTATCTAAACCTGATCAGACACGCAACACCTGCCGATTTAGAACTACAGAAAAAAAACATGAAGAAGCAAGGTGTAGCGGAAGCCTCAGGGTATATCCCAAGCGAAAAACAAAAGAATGATCCACGATTTAAGACAGCATTAACTGTGGATGTTAGGCCAGACTCTATCAAAAAGAACGCAAAAGCCTTCTATTGGAACACCAGTAGAGCAGGAATCCCCCCAACTGCAAAAGCAAACGGCAAAATCTAAAGTTTCTATATTACGGTATTTTGATAAATACTCTATAACTTTGGGAAACCAGCATGAGATTTAATCAAATAGTAGAAACAACAACAGCAGGATCAGTTGCAACCGTAGCACAGCCTATGATGACTCAAGCCCGCGAAAATATCAATGTTCCTGGATTAAAGCCTGTACAGCAATTAATGAAGGGCAAATCTAAAAAGAAGGGTCCTTACGCTAATAGCATTAATGAAGGTAAAGTCAAACAACTTACGATAGATTTAACAGAGTTAACTGACGAAGAATTCAAAAAGAAATATAGCAAGACTAAGGTGGAAATCAGATCCGATATGAAGAAAGTTAATGAAGATGATCTAGCAGAACAAGACTTAATCGTTATCCCAGGACAAGGTAGATTAAGAAGAACCGGATTTGTTAAACAAGACTTAGATCAAGGTGAACATGAAGGACACACATTAAAGAACAGTTTACACACTATAGCCCGTGCTGCTAGTGATTTAGATAAGAGATTATCTGTCCAATCTGAATTCCCAGAATGGGTATCAGAGAAGATAGGCGCCGCAAAAGGCATGATGGTTACTGTAATGGATTATCTAATCAGCAGTCAAGAGATGCAACAGGAGCCAGATGCTATGGCAGAAGGCAGAGGCTTTAGTGGCATAGGCGGTGCAAGAGACCGTGAAGATGATGAGCATCATCATTTAGATCCAAGTGACTGGTTCGTATTCAAAGATGGAAAAATGTACAAAGTTTCCGTATACCCAAATCAGCATGATTCAGCAAGATCACATGGATATAGTCCTTCTAGAGAAGAAGCTAAAGCCAAAGCTGCTAGCGGTAGTCAAGATGTGGCGGAAGGCAAAATTGACTTTGCTAAAAAACTACAAAAGAATGTAGATAAACACAATAAAGCTGTAGTTAAAACAAAACAAGATATAGGCAGCAGAGTTGCTGATATTGGTGCCGGTGGCAAAGAATATAATGTAAAGACTGATGCTGCTTGGGATGCTGCTAAGAAAAAAGTAGCAGAGGGTTCAGTACCAAAAGAAAAACAAAAGACTCCATATAGAGATATTAATAGTCCAGAATATAAAGCAGCCGCAGACAAACAAAAAGAAAAAATGACTAAAGATAAAGAAGCAGAGCCTGGTAAAAAATTAGCAGACAAGATAGATAACAAGAAGAAATAATATGAAACCATCAGATTTTTTAACAGAATTATCTACTGAAAAGTTAGCAAAATACAAAACTGCTGCCGCCGCCGATGCTAGTAAAGCTGACAAAGAAGGCGACTTTAAACGCGGCGATAAACGTTTTAGTGGCATAGTAAAAGCAACTAAAAAGCAATTTGCTAACGATACTAAGCAAGGTGTGGCGGAAGGCTCACAAGGCACCAGTGTTAAAGCATGGGCAGCACAAGTTCGCAATGAACATGGCAGTGATGTCAAGTTCACTAATGACAAACATGGTGGCGGCACGGTCAACCGAGCAATTGCTAGAAATAGTCAAGGTGAAATAGTTGGAGTATACAATCGCAACACCGGTGATGCTACTGTATTTGAACCAAAGCAAGGTGTGGCGGAAGTTGCAGGAGATGTTAATAGCAAAAAGCGTTACCACTTCTTATATCCGCACGTACCATTGGATATGCACACAGATCACGAATATAACGATTTATCAGACAGAGATTTACAAGCAGTTAAAAGCCACCAACGTGAACTTGCATATAAGCTAGGGAAACCTGGTGCAAAAGAGCAAGGTGATATTGCTTCCCATATTCAAATTAACAGGGCTCGTTCACAATACGATCAAGAACAAGCTCATAGACGCAAGGTCCTTGATGCTGAAAAAATTAAAAGACAAGCAAGAGATGCTAAACGTAAACAGCAAAGTCAGCAAGGTGTGGCGGAAGGCTGGAAAGATGTTGTTGCAGGAGGCGCAATGACCTTGGGTGCATTGGGAGCCAACGCACATACTATGCCTAATATAAATGCTCAACAAGTAGAGTTAGCGAACAAATACTATAATGTATTAGTTCAAAGAGCAAAAGAAGATGGCACACAATTAGATACTAGAACTTTAAATTTATTAAAAGCAAAGGCACAGGATGCTGCCGCAAAAAAAACTCAACAATCAACACATCAACAAGGTTTTCCTAGTCTAGGTAGTGAGCGTAGAGTCGCTAAGGATGCAGGACAGTTTGAATCGCAAGGTGTGGCGGAAGAAAAATGTCCACATTGCAGTGGTCCTATGTTCAGCGAATTGATGATTAATGAAAAGAAAGATGCTTGCTACTATAAAGTAAAGAGCCGTTACAAAGTATGGCCAAGTGCTTATGCTAGTGGTGCATTAGTTAAGTGTCGTAATAAAGGTGCAAGTAATTGGGGTAACAGTAGTAAGAATGAAAGTTCTATACTAGAAGGTATTGAACAGGCAGACGAAAGTTTACATGACTGGTTTAATAAAGAAAAATGGGTTCGCATGGATACTAAAGGGAAGATTAAAGGTCCATGTGCTAGAGAACCCGGAGAAGGTAAACCAAAATGTTTGCCTCAAAGTAAAGCTCACAGTTTAGGTAAAAAAGGTCGTGCAAGTGCCGCAGCAAGAAAGCGTAGAGAAGATCCTAACCCTGATCGTAGTGGTAAAGCTATCAACGTCAACACTAAAAAGAAAGATTAATATGTTAGTAGAAAACTTAAAAGTGTTATTAGGTAGTACCTTTGTACTATACACTAAAACACACGGATTTCACTGGAACATTGAAGGAAGCAATTTTCCACAATATCATAAATTTTTAAATAAAATGTATGATGAAATCTATGGAACTATTGATACTATTGCCGAATACATAAGAACACTAGGTAGTTATTCTCCGGGCAGTTTAGGTAGAATGCTAGAATTGAGCCTCATTGAGGAACAATATAAAATTCCTCGTGCTGAATTGATGCTTGAAGAACTACTAGTTGATTGTGAAAAAATGATTAAGTTAGTAACTGAATTATTTGATATTGCGACACAAGAAAAAGCACAGGGTATTGCTAATTACCTAGCTGAATTACAGGACTTGTATTCCAAGAAGGCATGGATGATTCGTGCTACGCTTAAAAAAGCTCGTGAGTAATGAGAGCAAAAGAATTCATCACTGAAACTGAACCTATTAAAATAGGAAATAACAATGCTGCTAAAGCATGGATTGAACGAGTCTATCAAAAGTATCCAACTACCATGCAAAACAATCATGTTATGATATGGGGCAAAGGAGATGATCAACAGTTTGCTATGTTTGAATTAACACCTAGCTTTAGTAAACGAGGTGCAGTTGAAGTCAAATGGTTTCAAGCGTATCCATTACGTCAAGGTGTGGGTAGCCGTGCAATGCAAGAACTTCAAGCAATGGCTCGCGAAGATGGCATTGCTCTTACTTTGTTCCCGTGGGACAAGGGACAAGTAAGTCAAAGTAAATTAACTAAGTTCTATAAAGGTCAAGGATTTAAGCCGATTCAAAAGGGAGGCAAGAGTTTGTACTGGGGGTCTGACGTAAATGAAGCAGAATTAGATCCAAGAGGATGGGGAGAAACTCCTCAAGGAACTGATATAGATTACTTTGGTCTCAAAGTAAAGATGCGTCCGAGTACATTCTTAAAACTATCACATCCATTGGGAGCAAGTGATAGAAATGCTGATGTTGAAAAGCATATGCAAGGTGGGGGAAAGATTGCTTATCCGTTCTTAGAGATTAAAGATCCAGTTGAATGGGAAGATGGAGATTTTAGCCAACTAGGTAAAGTGAGTAATCACGAAGGTCGCAATAGAATGACACACTGGATTAAAATGAAAGGTGATGAGCCTATTCAAGTTAATGTGTTCTTGCGTGGTGCAAATCGTAGAAGATTTGTCACCAATGATATGATTCAAGCAATGAGTCAAGGATTAATTAGTCAGACTGGTCAATTAGTTAAAAACCCATTTGATGCAAGCACTGCATTAGAAGAAACAAGAGTACAGGGCGATAGATGGACTGGTGATGAACCATATAGACAACTAGTTGAATTAGATTTAGTAAAAGGTTAGAAAGATATAATGGGATTGGATGACAAACATGAAAAAAATAATATTATTAATAGCATTATCAATACTATCTAGTGTTGTATTAGCACAAAAACAAAAAGAAGGTGTAACATATGATGCCGTGATAACTAGGGTTATTGATGGTGATACTGTGGCATTTCAAGCTCTGTTCTTACCTGCCCCATTGAAGAAAGAATTAAGTATTCGTGTGTTTGGCGTTGATACTCCGGAAAAAGGGTTTAGGGCAAAATGTCCTAGTGAGGATCAAAAAGGTCAAGCAGCAACTGCTTTTACTAAGCATGCCATTGAAGTAGCAACTAAACGACAAGTTGTTCTTATGGATTGGGACAAGTATGGTGGGCGTGTGTTAGGCGATGTAATATTAAATGGACAAAGCCTTAGACAAATGTTAATTAGCCAAGGTTTTGCCCGAGAATATTACGGTGAAGCTAAAACTAGTTGGTGTAATTAAGTTTAATATTAACAATAATATATCATACTAAATATCAGTATGAACATTACAAAATTAGGTAAACTAGTAGGCGATTGGAGTAATATCAATGATAAATTGCTCCAACAAATAAGCAATCTATTCAAACTTAGAGATTGCAATATTAATTTAGATATACAAAAGACAAATAAAGTAAGCACTTTCACTAAAGACAATTTAGAACATTATCATTTGGATAATCCCTTTACTATTAAAAGAATCTGCATTCATTTAACAGATTGGGAGCCGGGGCATTTCTATTGCTTTGATAATGATATACATACTGAATGGAAAGCAGGAGATGTATATAGTGTTGATTGGCACAAAACTTCTTATGCTAGTGCAAATGCAGGTGCTTCCGATAGAATCATACTACAACTAACTGGAATAGTATCAGAAGAATCTAATGAATTCTTAGCACGATTAAAAAGATTTGACAAATACACACTAGAACTTAAAGAAAGTTCTTGGTAAAGAACACCCTTAGGGCCGTGTGGCCGGCTGCTGGCCAACGAATAGGAATCGCTACCCATTTAGTTCGTTAAAGTGAGCACTTTTGATAAATATATAATGCTCACAGAACACATCATTATTGAATCCGCTGCATTAGAATTAGCAAAACGGTTGCCTTCACTACAAAAGCACGATTATACTACTATTGACAAATTAATGCGTCAAGTAGCAAATAGACATAGCATTACTGGCAAAGCATTGCATGACTTGTTTGTTCACAAATTCAAACGAACACCGGATGAATGGGTTAAGAATAAACTAGATGAAGCAAATGATGAGCCAAACTTCTTGGAAGATAATCCAATAATGCAGAAATTCATTCAATTTGCAGCACAAAACCTTAATCTACAATCAATACCCGAAATTGAATTCAGTTACGATACTGAAGAAGCACAAGAAGGTCATCATACCGGTCGTCATTCAGAAAGTGACAAAAGCGTTTGGGTATACGTTGCTAATCGTAATATGGTTGATATCATGCGTACCGTGTACCATGAACTTACCCATGTGCGTCAGGGTGAATTGAACATGATTAAACCGGGAGATAGTTATCCTGGTAGCCCAATTGAAATGCTAGCTGATATGAGTGCCGGAAAATATATGAAAGTATTCGGCAAAGATCACCCGGAAATCTTTCAATAAAACGTATTCTATGCTATAATGCATAGATGCTAAAACTTCTCTTTCCATTGCCAAACAAAATCGTGGTTGCACTTAGCGGCGGAGTTGATTCGGTTGCTATTACAGATTTCCTTTCTCAGAAACACAGTGTTACTTGTGCGTTTTTCCATCATGGAACCGAGAATAGTGAACGTGCATTTGAATTCGTTGATAAATTCTCCGCTGATCGTAGTCTCCCTCTTGTGGTTGGAATGATCAAAAACAATAAACCCAAAGAACTTAGCATGGAAGAACATTGGCGTAATGAACGCTATGACTTCTTAGACAGCATCGGTGATTCATTAGGCCCAATTATTACTGGACATCATCTGGATGACTGCGTAGAAACATATCTTTGGTCATCAATGCATGGACAGTCTAAGGTAATCCCAGCAAAAAGAAACAATGTTGTACGCCCATTTCTAACTACACGTAAAAGTGAATTTGTTAACTGGTGCGACCGAAAAGCTATTGATTGGTGTCACGATCATAGCAATGATGACACAAAATACATGCGTAACTATGTACGAACACATCTAATGCCACATGCATTACATATTAACCCCGGTTTGAAAACTGTGGTTAAAAAGATTGTAGAAAATCAGCAAAATGTTTGACTTTTCTACGCAAGGCATGTATACTAATTACTTAACAAGGAGAAACTATGAGTAGTAAAATGTTTACCGGTGAGCAAAAAGCTAAACTGGTTCAATTAGTGAATGAAGGAATGGTAGTATTACACGAGATTGATACTCTACGTGAGGGATTATCTGAAACTGTCAAGGCTATCGCAGAAGAACTAGAAGTTAAACCTGGCATTCTTAAGAAGGCAATAACTATCGCACACAAAGCAAGTCTTGGGCAAACAAATGCCGATCATGAAGAACTTAACACTATCTTAGAAACTGTAGGCAAAACACTTTGAGTTATGTGGATGCGGTTCATTCTAGGGATGACGATAGAATTTTTGTAGTTGAACGGGACCAGAACGGAAAGCGTCAATACAAAGAATATCCCACAAACTACGTACTCTACTATCCTGATAATAAGGGTAAGCATCGTAGTATATATGGCGACCCTGTAAGTCGTTTCAGTACACGCAAACGTCAAGAGTTTGAAAAAGAAAAACGTATACATTCAGGTAAGAAATTATTTGAAAGTGATGTACCGGTAACATTTCGTTGCCTTAGTGAAAACTATCTTAAGGCAGATGTTCCTAAACTTCATACTTGCTTCTTTGACATTGAAGTAGACTTTGATCCTGAGAAGGGTTTCAGTCCTACTAGTGACCCATTCAATCCTGTAACTGCTATTTCATTATATTTGGATTGG